CAAGCATTAAAAGAAGAAAATGCTAAAATTAAGGCTGAAACAGATGCGAAGCTATCCAAAATGCAAGAACAAATGGAAGCGCTACTTGCGGCTGTTGCGGAAAAAACACCTAAATCACGCAAACCGAAAGTAGTAGAGGCCTAATATGTCCCAAACGATGTTGCAACTGGTTCAGCAAGTCACAGCAGAACTTAACTTAGCCGTACCTACCTTTGTAGCTGGCAATCAGTCACAGGATGTACAGCAAATCTTGGCGCTAATGAATGGCGCTGGGTACGACTTGGTTAAGGAATATGATTGGCAAGCCCTCCAGGTGCAATATCGCTTCTACACACAGGCTATTAATACCACAGGAACAACCGTAAACGGTTCTACTGTATTGCAAATTAACGAAGCAATAGATTTAAGCGGTGTAACTACGCAATGGCAGGTAACTGGCACAAATATTAATCAAGATACCAATGTTGTATCAGTTAATAACACTACAAAACAAATTGTTTTAAGCCAAATGGCTTCAGGCACAGGGTCAGGCGATATTGTTTTAGCCCAAACCGCTTATTCATTACCTGCTGACTTTGAAACTATTACAGACCGTACTCAATGGGATAAAACTAAGCATTGGGAAGCATTAGGCCCTGAAAGCGCACAGCAATGGCAATGGCTAAAGTCTGGTTATATCTCTACTGGCCCACGCATTAGATGGCGTATTTTGGACAACCAATTCCAAGTATGGCCTCCAATGAATACCAATGAGTATTTAGGCTGGGAATACCGTAGTAAAGGTTGGGCAAGGTCATCTACAGGCGCTATTAAAAATAGCTTTACTGTTGACTCTGATACAACTGTATACGATGACCGTTTAATGGTGATTTACACCAAACTCAAATATTTCCAAGTGAAGTCTTTTGACACAACAGCGCTAAATCAAGACTATATGCGTTATTTAAGCGTTGTAAAAGCTAATGACAAAGGTGCGCCAAACTTGTCATTTGCCCCATACCCAAGCAAAGTGCTTATTGGTTATGCCAATATTCCTGATACTGGTTATGGAAGCTAGACATGGCGCAACCTAAACAAAGAAGTGCTGTAACAGCCTCAGTTTCTAGCCCTATTGGTGGTTGGAACGCAAGGGATTCTATTGCTGAAATGCCACCGCTAGACGCTGTGGTATTAGACAATATGTACCCTACCCCTACTGATGTGCAATTACGCCTAGGCTACACCAAGGCTAGTGTTTTAACCACAACAACTGGTGTGCAAACCATTTCTAGCATTACTGTTTCTGGAATTACTGCAACCCTTACTACCGCAGTAGCGCATGGCTTGTCTACTGGTAGCACAGTTTCAATTACTGGTGCTACCCCTTCTGGGTTTAATGGCGTTTACACAATAACCGTTACAAGTGCAACTGTTTTTACTTATAAACCTATTGCTGTCCCCGCAGGTAACGCTACTGTAGTTGGTGTTTATGCAATAGGAATAACAACCCCAATTAATTCTTTAATGAATTACGCTGGTACAAGTACTCAAGACCTATTTGCTGCTGCTGGTACAACTATTTATGATGTTTCAGGGGATGTTGCAGTAGCTTCACACACCATTTCTAATGACAAATTGCAGCACATTAACATTACGACTGCTGGTGGGCATTTCCTAGTAGCTTGTAATGGTCAAGACGCTACTACTTTTTGGAATGGTACAGATTGGATAAATAACGCTTCTACTGAAACGCCCCAAGTAATGCAAACCATTACAAGAGTAGGTACATTGGCAACCGTTACTACTGCTTCTGCACATGGTCTTGTAACAGGCAACCAAATTGTAATAGTAGGGGTTACACCAGTAGCTTTTAACGGTACATTTAAAGTTACTGTATTAAACGCTACTCAATTTACCTATGTCATGGCCTCTACGCCAGCTTCTAATGCAACAGCTAACGGTACAGCGTATGCAATGACATCTATTACCAATACTGGTACTGGCGCTTTAGTTACAACGGCTGCTGCCCATAATCTGTATACAGGCAATATTGTTGTAGTTACAGGCGCTACCCCTGCGGCATATAACGGCACTTATGCTATTACACGCCAAAGTGCTACAACCTTTACTTATGCTTTAACTAGTAACCCAGGCGGTGATGCTACCGTGGTTGGCACTTATAGCGTAACTGCTGTAACAATGTCTACAATATCCCATAATGGGACTACCGCCAATGTAACTACAGCTTCATCACATAATTTATTAACTGGTAACCAAATTACTGTTTCTAGTTGTACTCCAGCAGACTATAACGGCACTTTTATTATTACTAGACTGAGTGATACCCAGTTTAGTTATGTAATGGCTACAACCCCAGCTACAGACGCTACCGTTGTAGGTACTTATGTAGTAGTTGCCCAAACTATTAGCACCAATGTGCAAACAGGCATTATTGCTAAAGTTACAACCCCTGTAAACCATGATTTAGTAACAGGTGATGTAGTCACAGTTTCAGGATGTACCCCTGCTGCCTATAACGGCACATACAATGTTATTGTTATAAGTGCTACCCAATTTAGCTACATCATGGCTTCTGCGCCTGTTAGCGGTGCAACTACTGTAGGCACTTATGCTACTTATCAAGGTACATACAGCATTAATTACGCTATAACTGGTGTAAATAGTAACAAATTTGTTAATGTTAATTTGTTTAAAAATCGCCTATATTTCACCGAAGAAAACAGCATGAGAGTCTGGTATTTACCAGTTAATTCTATTGCTGGGCAAGCAGAACCCCTTGAATTCGGTGGAATTGCACGCAACGGTGGTTTTATTCAAGGTATGGCTACTTGGACTATTGACGCTGGACAAGGTGCTGATGACTACGCTGTGTTTGTAACCAGTATGGGCGAAGTAATTGTTTATAACGGTACTGACCCTAATGACGCTGCTACCTGGGCGCTAAAAGGCGTATGGCAATTAGGTTATGTATTTGCAAGACGCTGTTTTTATAAGTTTTCTGGCGACATTTTATTGCTCACCCAAGACGGTTTAGTACCTTTGGCTTCTGCATTGCAGTCAAGTCGACTAGACCCTAGGGTTAACCTTACTGACAAGATTTACTACGCTATTTCACAAGCTGCTACGCTATATGGCACTAACTTTGGTTGGCAAATTAACTACTATGCCAGCCAAAATATGTTGATTATTAATGTGCCATTTAACTACGGTACACAGCAATTTGTAATGAATACCATTTCTAAGGCATGGGCAAGTTTTAGCGACATTAATGCTAATTGTTGGGAATTGTCTAACGACCAAATGTACTTTGGTTCTACAGGGTTTGTGGGCCATTTTTGGAACGCTTACTCAGACATTGGCAATAACATTTCTGCTGAAGCACAACAAGCCTACAGCTATTTTGACGCTAGAGGTCAATTAAAGCGCTTTACTATGATTCGCCCTATATTCCAGACAGATAATGGAGTGCCTGGCGTTTTAGTAGGTATAAATGTGGATTTTGCCACCCAAAATGACCTTGGTACGGTGTCATTTAATGCCCAAAACGCTTCTATTGGTTCATGGGATAACGCTATTTGGGATGAGTCCCAATGGGGTGGCACATTGTCTATTACTAAGTCATGGCAAGGTGTTACAGGTATTGGCTATTCAGGCGGTGTAGCTATGAAAATAGCTTCCCAAGGCATTGATGTACATTGGGCTTCTACTGACTATGTAATGGAGAGGGGAGGTGTTCTCTGAGGCAGGTTGTTACTGCTGACCAAGACTATATGCGTGCTTGGTTGGGTAATAAATTGGGTGAGAAATTGCCAGAGAATACCACTTGTATTGGGCAGTTAAAAGACGGTAATTTAGTAGCAGTAGTAGGGTATTGTGGTTTTAGGGCTAAATCATGTTTAATTCATGTGGCAGCCATAGATGAAAATTGGATTAGTAAAGACCTGTTATGGGCAACCTTTGATTATCCCTTTAATAATCTAGGAGTTAGCGTTATACTTGCAACAGTTTCCTCTAATAATGAGGACTCGTTAAAGTTGAGCCGACACCTTGGTTTTTTAGATAAAGCGTATATCGAAGATGCCCACGAAGATGGGGATTTGGTTATATTAGCAATGAGGCGTGAAAATTGTCGCTATTTAGACATTAAAACGCCCCTAAAAGGAGTTAAACATGGGTGGAAGTAGCGGAGTTTTAGGTGATATTTCAAATGCAGTATTTGGGAAACCACAGACTGTAGATACACCAGACTATACAGGTGCAGCGCAACAAACTGCTGCTGCTAATGCGGCTAATAACCGTATTAACCAAGTTACCCCTTATGGTAACTCGACTTACCAGCAAACTGGTACTGACCAGTATGGTAATCCTACCTACACCATGAATACAACGGCTGCTCCGTTTGTGCAAAATGCTATTAATGCACAAGGTGGTCAATTAGCCTCTACATACGGTACACCATTTCAATCCCCTACATTTAACAGTGCTGGCGATATGCCAAAAATGAACTATTACGGTTCACGCTTAAATCAACAACAATTTAACCCTGCTACACAGTTAATTGATTTGCCTAAATTTAATGTAAATACACAAATTGACCAATCTAAGTTGCCCTCTTATGGTATTAACCCAGGTGAAACTTATGAAGCTGCCATTATGCGTAGGCTTGACCCTGCATTACAGCGTCAATCACAGGCTTCTGACGCACAATTAGCCAACCAAGGTATTGTGCCTGGTACTAGGGCTTATGAAACAGCTAAATTATTGCTTGCACAACAACAAAATGACGCAAGAACAAGCGCTATTGTTGGGGGTATGGATACAGGATTGCGTGCTAATCAACAAGCATTTGGTCAAGGCGCACAACAAATTGGACTTAACCTTGCTGGTCAAGAACAGTCATTTACACAACCATTACGCACTAATGTGCAAAATATGGGTGCTAATGAATTGGCTTATAACCAACAGCTACAAAATCAAACTTTGGGCATGAACGCACAACAACAAGCATTTGTGCAAGAAATGTCTAAATACCTATTGCCAGCACAAGTGGCAGGTATGCTTAAAAACCTTTCTACGCCTACTTATGCACCTACAAATACAATACCTGGCACAGATTATTTAAGCGCAATGGGATTAACTAATCAATCTCAGCAAGCCAATGCTAATGCTACAAACGCACAAAACAATGCAATGATTCAAGGATTGTTTAATTTAGGTAGTGCTGGTGTCAAATACGGAATGAAATAAGGATAGACTATGGCTACCGATTACAGTCAATTACTAACTAATCCAGAACTTGCTGGATTTGAACGCCAGCGTAAAATGGCAGAAATGCTTGTACAAAGAGGACAAAAAACACCTCAAGGGCAAATGATTGGCAATATTTATGTTGGCGCTAGTCCTTATGAATTTTTAGGTAATTTAGCCCAGCAATATGTTGGCGAAAAAGAATTAAAAGACATAGACAAAAAAGAATTGTCTATGGCACAAGCATTGCGTGAAGCAAAGTTAGCAGAAACTACAGGCATTATGTCTGCTTTAACTGGCACTCCAGACCAAAGAACAGAATTAGCTGGCCCTGCTTATCAAGGTGTAGCACCTCAAGCTGTAATGCCAGGCACACCAGGTAGTCCACAAGAAGCATTAGCATTAGCCCTTAAATCTCAAACTGGCGCTGGTAATGTATTGTTGCCTTCCATTATTGAACAAGTATTACCTAAACAAATACCTGACCAAATTAAATACAAATTGGCACAACAAGGTGGTTATTTAGGTTCATTTAATCAATTTATTAATCAAGAAACTGACGCTGATAAAGCAAGAAATGAAATTGAAAAACAGCGTGTAGATTTAGAAAACAAAAGACTTAAATTGGAAGGTGCAAGGCTTGGTATTGCACAACAAGAATTGGCATTTAATACTGGTATGGGTATGCCAGGTGCAGCCTCCGCTAATGTTGGTGGGGCTTTTGCACCCAAAACAATACCTCAGTATGAATACAACCCTGCATTAACTGGTAAACAAAACCAAGAACAAGCTGGTAAGTTTTACGAGTCTTTACAAAAAAATACAGGAAACGCTAAAGATTCATTTGATTTAATGAAATCTGCTTCAGAAGTATTGTCATCTGGTGCGCCAAGTTCAGGGCTTTTATCTAATACCTTAACAACTGCTGGCGAAGCACTTAATTTACCTTTTGGCGCTAGAAAACAAGAATCGCAAGCAGATGCACAGTTAAAAATGCTTTCAGGTGCTTTAACTATGAAACAACCAAGATTTGAAGGCCCACAAGGTGTGCTTGATGTTACCTTGTATCAAAAGTTAGCTGGTGATTTAGGAAATGCAAACATTCCAGTTGCTTCTCGTTTAGCAACCATGAAACAAATGGTTGATTTGCAAAAGAAATACTATCCTAGTGGTGATTGGGGTTCTATTAAAACAGAATTAAATGAGGCAGGTAAAGTTTCAGTTGGTGCGCCTAGTAAAGTTATTAACTTTAACGATTTAAAATAAGGACTGTCATGGATGTTTTAATGCCAGATGGCACTCTCGTTAAAGATGTACCTGAAGGTACAACTAAAGCCCAATTACAAGCTAAATTATCAAGAGTTTCTGCGCCCCAAAGTGGCAACATTATTAATACTGATGTGCCTACTGTTGTTGGTGAAGTGCCAAATCCTGCGCCTATGCAAGAACCAAAGCGCACAATGTCTGATTATGTAAAGGCCTTATATGAAGTGCCAACTACAATCGTTAGCGAAGCTGTAAGACAACCAATAGCACAAGCCTATGGTATTGCTAGAAGTATTCCTGAAGCTATTTCTACTGGTCAAGCACCAGCACAATTAGGTCAACAATACACTCAACAAGCATTACAAAACATTCCACAATATCAGCCTACTTCACCTGTAACCCAACAAGCGTTGGGTGCTATTGGCGGTGCTTTAGAAGGGTTGCCTCCTTATATTGGCAATATTGGCGCTATACCTTCAGCTATAAAAGCTGGAAACGCTGTAAGACCAGTAATGCAAGAATCTGTAATACCTGCTGCAAATAGAATGGCTGGTGCATTGCGTAATGAAGGTCAAATGATTCAAGAAGCTGTACAGCCTGTAGCCAATAGAGTTACACAAGCCGTGCAACCTATGACCTCTAAAATAGCTGATGTATTACGCAAAGAACCAACAATGTCAGGTGTTGGTGCTGCTGAAGTCCCAGAAGCTGTAAACAGAGTGCAAATGGCACAAGGGTTAAGAGTGCCTGTAAAACTGTCAAAAGGCATGGCAGAAAGAGATTTAGCCACACAACAATTTGAAGCTGAAACTGCTAAACAATTTCCTGACACTATTGGAAAACCTTTAATTGTTAATAAAGCACAAGCCAATGATGCTATTTTGCAAAACTTTGATGCTTATGTAGATGCTACTGGCAAAGAAACATTTGGATTGCGTGAAACAGGAAAAATTGTAGATAAAGCATTGGTAAGTCAAGTTAACAAAGCCAAAGCTGACATTAAAAACGCATATACCGTAGCTAGAGAAGCTGGCGAAATGCAAGAACCAATACCTTATGTTGGTATTACACAATACATTGAAAAACAAACACCTACTGTAAGGGCAAAATTAGCCCCAATTCTAGATGCTGTTGATGAACAAATTAAATTAAACGACCCAACTGGTACAGGTAAAATTTCTATTAATCAATTAGAAGATGTTTACCAATTTATTAATAAAAACTACGACCCAAGCGATGCTGTAGGTATGCTTCACGCTGGAGAAATGAAAAAGTTAATTAATGCTGCTACTCAAGACAAAGGTGGCAAACTTTATCAAACAGCTAGAAGTTTGCGTACTAAATTTAGTAATCAATTTGAAGATATTGGCGCAATAGATAAATTGTTGCGTACCAAAAAAGGCACTACAGACCGTGCAGTAGCTTTTGAAGATGTATTTAAACATTCTATTCTTGATGGTTCTAGGGATGATGTTGCTGCTTTAGGATTAACTCTTAAAAAAGGTGGCC